ATGGCCAGCGAATACTCCCTCACCGTCGTCCTCGACAAAATGTACGAAAACCAATTGGGGCTTGAAGCTGCGTTGATGGAACTAGTGCTGCTAGTTGAGCAGCAAGGACATGAGGCCGTGGGGGAGAATGCCCGCGCAGCTCTTGAGCGAATTGGGGAGAATGCGGGTTTTATCAATCAGGGTCTGGCACGATTGAGAAATCTGGAGAAGGATTAGCCTTCGACGCCCCTTTTATTTTTTACACTTGATAGCGACATCATTGTCCGCGATCGCGAATGTTTGGGCTAATTCAAGGAACTTTATGAAGCCGTTGAAACGAAACGACCCTTGTTGGTGCGATTCGGGGAAAAAGTATAAGCACTGCCACAGAGATATCGAAAGTCAACCACCTGTGGAGGTTCACAAAATATTTCAAACTTTGGGATCTTTCAAAAAAACCAAAAAGTGTAGCGTCCCAGATTCACTCTTGCACGAATGTTCAAATAAAATAATTAACGCGCACACAGTTTCCAAAAGCTCGTCACTGAAGGCAATTGCAAAGAATGGCCACGTATTAAAAATATCCGTAGAGTCAAAAACCGATACCGCACCAAAGATAAAACTTGACGAGATAGGGATAAATAACGCTTCGACCTTCTCAGGCTTTTGCTCTATACATGACAAAAAATTATTTTCACCAATTGAAGACCAGCGATTTAATTCCTCACCGCTACATTGTTTTTTAGTCACTTACAGGGGGATAGCTAGAGAATTATTCAGCAAGGATTATGCATCAAAAACACTAGGCTTTATGAAGACCCTCGATAGAGGTAAAAGCTTAGCTCAACAGTTAGCTATCCAAAGCGCCTCAACCTGGTACGGAAATAGCAATAACTTAACGATAGGAGATCTGAGACACATAAAATCAAAGCTCGATACGATGCTGATCTCGGGGGATCATTCTGGCCTAAACTATACTGTTTTTACACTTGATGCGCCGCCCCCAATTATGGGGAGCGCAATTGTTGGCCCAACTTTCGACTTCAATGGACACAAAGCGCAGGACATATCCAGCAACCCGAATGATATGCCGGATTACATTGCTATCAATTCATTCTCTAGTGAAGGGAAAGGGTTTGTTGTTTTATCTTGGCTATCAGAACACTCTCAAACCTGCAACAAACTAATTAGACAATTTTTAGATAACAAGCTGACAGCGGATAGCTTAGCGATTTTCATCATCCTACTTATCGAAAACTTTTACATTTCGCCAAGCTGGTTTCATTCACTAGATAATGAAACGCAGAAAAAGGTAGAACACTTGTACTCACAAGGCATTGATACTGACACGTATGGCGATTCAATAAATATCACTCGACCCCTGCACTTCCCAGCGATAACAAATATATTAATGGTGCCGATGATTTAATTTACTTTCTCGCATTTTCTAATTACTCCACATGAAGTGCGGTTATGAGTAAAGTTTTGTCCTATAAATAACGCCGTTTATGTTCAATTGGTCTTCTCACCTGTTCCAGGTGTGGAGGCCTTTTTGTTGGGCTACGGAAGCCAACGTGGCTGGGACACATTTGCGTAGAAGTGTCACCCCTCCATTATCAAAATTACTCTTCTCCGAGATCGCCTTGAAAAATCCGCCTATGCATTCATAAGGGTCAGCAGCAGCCCAGCGTTAACACCCCACCTTCGTGTCCACAGCGGCGTCTTCCCCACGTCCTCCCAGCCACCTACCGAAATCGAACTCACATTTGAATGGCTAGGTCAACCACCATATTGACTTTTTCTTGATGTGCTATAGAATCTATATCACCCATCACAAAGAGGTGATGGGATAACCAACGGAAAACCACCAAGAGAGAGTCACCCATAGTGGAGTCGAGTATGAAACTCCTAGCCGAAAAGCCAGAAAACGTGCTCTTGCGCTTACGCAAACAGGACACGCCTACAGGGGTCAGCAGCGGCACTGTCGAGCTGCTTACCTTGGTAACCGGCATGAGCAAAACCGAAATGATTCATGTCGCTCTTCGGGAATACGCTGATCGCGTGCTACCGACCTACGACTTGGACGATGAAAACTTAACCGAAGCTCACATTTCGGCTATTCGCGCTGCCAGCCCAGTGTCGAATCTACCGAAGGAGCGAAGATCGAGAGGTATTTTTTGATGCAAACAGCTGTTCCCTATTATCCCCTGCCTCAACCGGCAGACATCCTGCTCGCGCGTTTTCCAACGCATTTGGCCAAGCACCTTCCGGGCCCTAAAACCCGGACGTGCTTGGTTCTTTTTATCTACGATGACGACCATGCGGTTGAGATCGCTTACGGTACGAGCCAAAAAGTCAACAAGATCTACCGGGGCGAGTTTCTTATCAGTGCCAACGACCCTGGATTTCAGGGCACCGGGCTCCGTAAAGACACCAAGTTCGACCTGAATAACCGAGTTATTGTGCCGTTCGATAATGCTTGGTTTGCCCCTCCGCTCTCGGGTCATATTGCCAGCCCACCGCCAAAAATTGGTCGGGTGCAACTGGAGCATCACAATGCCCTCCATAAAGCGTGGAAGGAAGCTGGTTTGCCCGTACCATAAGGCGGCCATCAGGGGTGCCACCAACGGTAGGTGGCATCTGCCATCAATGGCTGTGCATCCTTTTGAAAACCTCGGGATACGGGACAAGCTGAGCCTACCCGCTTACCTCCGGCCCGCTGATGCCCTTTGACTGCCAGCAGGACGCAGACTAGAAACGGTCTCGTACCATCGCTGTCGAAATAAAAAACTCACTGAATCAGCAGTTTTTTCGCTTACACACCGCGCAAGTACTGTGTGACGCCTACACCCTTCTGCCGTTCTCTTTCCGCATCTCGTATGCATAATTCCTGCACACCACTGCAAAAATTTGCAAACTATGCAATGGAAGATGCGTAGTCATTAGCCACAGCAGACCTAGACCAGCCCTCATTCTGCGCCACCCTACCCTTTGCATTTTTTTACGACACAAGTCCCGCTGGCGGGAGGGGGATAAGTGATTTTCCAAGTGTTTTTTTTTATGAGCGGACTGTTTACGCGGTGCGATATGCTCAGCACCGATCGTCAGTTGCGAGATCAGTCCAATGCCTAGAATACGTCGCGTCGACTCGAAAACTTGGCGACGCCTGGACAAGTGCGAGCGCAGGTTCTGCGGTGCTAGCATCCATCGAGGTTGGAGAGATGCATGACGCACCAGAGCGCTGAAGGGTATGTATTAGGGCTGGAAACCGCTAGATTCGGTCAAGGCTGAGCGGAAGCGTAGTCCATCGACTTTGCGAATGCAGCTGAAGCAGAGACGGCATATCAGCTACTCACCCGGGCGGCAGGAAACTATAGTGATAGTTAGGGATAACAATGGACACGCAGACTCAAGCAAAACGATTCAAAGAACTCGCTGACAAAGCGTTTCTGTTGACCAAAGACTTAACAGAGCTGGATATCCTCCGAATGCTGATCGAAGACTTCAACGACAGCACACCGCCCCCTGAAATCAGCAAGCTACTATTCACTGCTATCCGAAGCCTCATCAAGTCCAACAGCGGAATACATCAGGCTGACCTGCGAAAGATAGAGTCGCTTTTATATCAAGATCACATGTGGCTAAAGTCTGACCGCTTGGACCACCTGATAATTGAACAAATATTACATGGAGTAAATGAGCGCATCTTTGTACCATTCTCCGACGAGCGTGAGTGGGTATTAGCTATTACTGCAGCACGATTACTGAGTAAAGACCGTGCAGTTCCTATATGGAATGGTAGATACATATCTGAAAATGCAACGAGAGCCGCAGCCGCACGACTACGAGACAAGGGCTACGACATAAAACTAGGCAATGGCCGTTTCTTTCTGGAGCACGAAGAATCTCAGCGACTTACAGAAGAAATTGACTGGTTAACTAAGCAGGCTAGTGGGAAGCATTTGATAAGTGTTTTATTGGACGGTTTGCAGCGCAGGAGCAGGTTCAGCGGCTCGCGTTATCAGCTTGGGAGAACGGTCAGAACACTGGATTGGGATATAGAGCCCATGCCAAGTTATCCTTACGGCTACCTGATAAATCTTGCTGCAAAACATTTAAAAACCACCCCTGCCACGCCCAGGGCTCGACAAGGTACTAGGTTACTGGAAATAGCTCGCGACGTTGTTGCGTTGTTAGAACTGGAAGATTATTCAGCCTATGCGTTCCCGTTCGTCGAACCCGAATTTCTGCCAGAGTACGTGCGAAAAATGCTGAGAGGGGACTTCTGTCTAAGCTATAGGCAGCTAGATCCTAGCCACTGCATATTTATGCTGCAGGAGCTGTTCCGCTGGGTGAATGAAACAAAAATGAATGCGGCTCTGGGCTTTGGTATCTCGGATGTTATCAAGCTAGCGGAAATCGTTTTGCGAGGGATACCCGCTTCCAGTATAAACAAAGTTTGCTCCCTTGAAGACATTCGAAAGGCTAGCGGGATCGATAAGCAGACTTTTAAAAAAATGCTTCCTCATTTTATTCACAATCCGGACAATATTAATTCTAACTACCAAACTCCGTTCGACAGTCCTTCCGTAAACCTAACTTCGTTACCACTGGTCTGGCAACCGGGCGGAAAAGCGCTGATACTATCGCCCCCCCTAATATCGATTCCATTCTGGGAGGCCGCCGTCAAGGCCGTTAGCAGCGCATTCCCCGGCGCTAGCAAACAGATTGGCGATGCGCTAGAGCCTATGCTTGAGAATATGTTTCTAGCGCGAGGTATTGACGTATTCGCTCGTTCGAAAAAATACAAAAACGGAGAAATCGACTTAGCGATCACCACGTCAGAGCAAATATTTTTATTCGAATGCAAGAAAAAAGCACTAACTAAACCTACGCTCGGTGGAGACATTGTGGATGGCTTGATCGATATTTGTTTAACTTTTATGCAGGCTCAGTGCCAACTGACCAGTCACGAAATTTATCTATTGAGAGACGGTCGTATCGAATTCAATGACGGTACGGTGCTGGAACACAAAGGTAGACGCATAGAAAAAATCGCAATCACACTTCATGATTTCGGAAGCCTGCAAGACCGGATGGTCTCTGCCAATCTAATTAATAATCTTGCCTCGTCGCAAATGAACGCCAGCACCATGACGGACTACCAAGCCGGAAAATTCGAAGAGTGCAACGAGCTTTTAAAAAAACTGGACGTTCTACTGGCGCAAAAACAGGAACTAACCAACGAGTGCCACAACGAGTTTCACGACTCGGTCTTTCTGGGAACTCCCCAAGTCCACTATCTCCTTGAACACTGTCAAAGTATTGAGGACTTCTCAGCTGCACTCGGTCACGTTAAAACCGTAGTCAATGGTTCACTTGATATGTATTCAACTTTTTCGCAATTCCACGACTTAGGTTCTCGCGCGAAAACCAAGCTGTAGCCCCTATCTGTCTAGCCCGTCACATCGGCGAGCTCGGCCGAGAGTAACTCTGCCTTTGCAGCATCATTAAAAAACGCAGCGGCTTGTGTCGGTGCTGGTGAAGGCCCATGCGTGTGCTCTGCCAATTCCGTAGCTAGCTGACTAATCAGGTCCAGTGTGTCCCCCAAGACGCGCAGCACATTAGTAACTTCAGATCCCAACCAGGTTTTGGGCGACTGCAAGCGCTGACGCTCGCTAGTGATACTCTCGCGCAGTCCATGGATCTGCTCGACCATGTCCCCACCGACCGCAGCGTTGTACTTCCTGCCCACTAATAGGTTTAGGTCGCGTCCCGACGCCTGGTGCAGATCATCAACTGCCGCCAAGCTCGCGGATCCGCCTGACAGCAGCTTAAGCGCGCCTAGCGCCTCGATCTTTTTCACACCACCCACCGTCTCCGTTGAGTGGTCGTCGACGGCCCGCGTGTGGCTCTGGAACTGCTCGCGGTTGTCCAGGGCTTCAACCTCACGCTCGATCGCGTGATCCCGGATCTTGCCGTCGGTTTGGCGTAGCCAGTTGCCGTCCGCATCAACACGCTGCTGTGCGTTGCCGCTGTGTTGCCACACTTGGTCACCATTCGGCACCTTGGGCATGCTCAGGCCGTGGGGCAAGATCGATTGAATGTAGGGCTTGTTTGGCAGACCGTAGGCGAAACATACCACCACCCGCGTGCCTTCTTCCGGAAAGGCGTAAATGCCCATTTCCTCGCCACCGGTGGGCAGTGGCAGCGGGACACCGGTAAGCGTCGGGATGGCCGGATCTGGCTCGTCATCGGCGCCCAGGACTTCAATATCGACCGCGTAGCGCGGACGGAAGTCGTCGCAGATCCCGGCGTCCGCCGGTGCGTCGGCCACGGCAGTGACCCGGGCAAAGCGCGGTAGGTGATAACCGCCGGTGAGTTCGGGAAATTGGCGCTCTACAGCGCGGCGGATTGCGTCTTCCATCGGATGGCCATCTGGTCATTGGCGAGCGCCACACTGGTGACGCGTTCGCCGGCGTTGATCGTTGCACCTGGTCGCAGCCCTGGAAGGGCCGCCACCATTGCGCTCTGGTTGCCCTGGTAGCCGTCGAACAGCTCCGTGGGGATCTGCAGCGCCGCCCGGGCGCCAAAAAAACTATCGGCCCAGCTGCCGGCGAACACTTCGCCGTTGCCCAGCTGGTGCCAGGTGAAGTCGGGAATACTGAACACGCGGGCCAAGCTGTCCATGGCCTGGTATCCGGCAGCAAGGCTGTAGAAGTACGGTGCCTTCACGCCGGCGTAAGGCCGATCGGGAACGCGAAAGCGCAGGCCCGTCTGCTCGCTGATGGCAGCCAGCACAGCGCGCAGATCGACATGACGCAGGTTCAACGGCAACGGGTTGGCCAGCACAGCAGCCAGTTCACGGCAGAACAGCACCTGCTCTTTGGCATTGGCGGCGGTGCAACGCTCGACGTAACCGATGAAGTGGCGCTGCAGCGTGCGGTCGTTGTAGCCGATATCCAGCGTCACCAACCCTTTCAGCGGCTCGGCGGACTGCACGGTAAAATTCGCCCGCCCTGGACTGGTGGCGTCCAGTCGGACGTCCTCCTTGACCAGCGGAACGGGCGCGCCATTGATCGACAGAACCTTGTGCAGTTTCACGTCTGCTCACTCCCGCCCAGCCACTTGTCCACACGGCCCAGCACCTTTTCAAAGCCGCTCAGTTCCGGGTTGTCGCTCGAACCTGAGTTACTACCACCCTCACCGACCGCGCTACCCGGGGCGCCCTGGGCGTCGACCTTGTTGCCGGCACGCCGACCCTCGACCTTTTCCGGGTTCGACTCGCGCTCGCTCAGCGTGAACTGCACCAGCCAGGCTTTCAGGTTGTCGGCTTCCCGGGCGCTGACGCCTTCGGAAAACTCCACCTGGCGAACGCCGAACGCCTCGGCGGTGTCGTTCACGATGCGATACAGATGCAGCTCGCCGCCGCTCGCCGTGGCTTCGGCCAGACGCATCAAGTCAGTCAGCTGCACCCGATCAACGAAGGGGATCATCAGCGAGACGGCCAACGTTTTGGGCTTGAAGCCCTTGTGCGCCTTGTCAGTGTTGCTGGTCTGCCCCGACATGTCGCCGCTTTCGATGCGTAGATTGCCGGTGACCTTGAGGTTCTTCCCCTGGACTTTTTGCCCATCGAGCAACAGCGTCATAGGCCCACCAGCTCCCGTACAAAACTCAACCCCTCTTGCGTGCCCACCAGCAGCAGGCCGGCGCATTGCACCCACTCATGCCCAGGGGCATCGCCGCTCAACAGCTCCTGGCGCAGCTCGCTGGGATTACCCGGGCCAATCAGGCGCGCCCGTATGCTGACGTCGGGGTTACCCCCAGCCAGCAGGTTTTTCAGATCAGCCAATTGTTGATCCCGCCCTTGTTGCTGCGCTGCCTTGCGAGCGGCCAGCGCAGCCAGATCGCCCAGCGGCGAACTGTCGGCGGCGTAGCCCTCCAGCACGGCCAACTGGCCGGCCAGGGACTGTTTCGCAGCCTTGACCACCGTGCATCGCTCCAGGGGCAGTCCTTGCCAGCGCGGCAACGCACCGGCGCCGGGGATCTCCCACTTGTCAGTCTCAAGCTTCATCAGGTGCTGGGCGCGCCGCTCGGTGCGCACCAGGTCGCCGATCGGCATCAATGCGTTGAAACGCGACAGGCCGCTGGCCAACTGTTCCAGGCGTGTCCCCAGGAACAGAACCGACAGGGCATATTGCGGCCCAACCGGACGGCCCGTGTCAGTGGCGTCCTCCAGTTTTTTGGCCAGGTGTTCCAGCACGTTCGGCGCCGACAGGAAGCGCTGATAGCCCTTGCCTTGGCCGACGCCGCTTTGAAAAGGTGTCACCACCAGGCACGCGGGCACCTGACCCAACTGCTCGGCCAGCGCCGCCCGTCCGGCTTCAATGGCGCCTTTCGCGGCGTCGCCGACCGGCCCCGGGTTGGTGTTGGCCAACCCGCTCAAACCGGCCAACCGTTGCGCGGTGCTGGCCAGCTCGCCGGTGGCCAGATCCTTGGCAGCGGACAGCCTGCCCATCCATTGCGTGGCCTGTTCTGGCCAGCGCATCGTCACCGGCGCCCAGCTCATGCCGGCCGCGTCCAGGTGATGGCTTTCATCGCCTTGAGGTTTTTGTCTTTCAGGGCCTTTTCAACGGACTGGCGCAACAACTCGGCGCACTGCTGGGCGCTTTGACGAAAGCGCACCAGGTCGTGGCTGACCTTCTGCAGTTGGGCGATGGTGTGAGGCCGGAACGCCAGCACCTGGTCAGCATCAGTACACGGGTAAAAGTCATCCTGTCCCAGTAACACTTGGGCGTTCAGATTCACCTGGTCATCGATGGCGCTGCTGTAACGGTAAGCGTCGCCCAAGGCGTTGGAGTTGAAACCGCCGGCGACATACGCGGCGCAATCGGCGGCGATCGCCTGCAGCTTTTTCTCCCGGAGCGCGGCCAGCACGGCATCGATATCGTCGACCCATTCGCCGCCCTTCCAGATCTGGTTCGGCCCGGGCTTTTTCATGGTGAAACCTGCCGGCACCGGCTCGAAGCCTTCGAGCGTGCGCGGCTCGCCGGTCGCGGTGTTGTACACCACCACGCCGCCGAAATAGTCCACCAGCTGCCAGGCTTTGCCGTTCCACCAGGCCGCTTTATGTTCGGGGATCTGCGGCGGCGCTGTCTCCACACAGCCGCCCGGGATCATGTACACGCCCGGTTCCAGCGGCGATTCGTCAGCGGTAACGGTGCCCACCAAGATTCCCAGGTGGTTGGTCTGATAGACGATTTTCTCGCTCATGTTCGGTCTCAATACTTGATGCAGAAAAGAAGGGCCATGTTCTTGGGCCGGGTTTCGTTTCCGCCGGTAGCGGTCACATTTATGCCGTGGGTGTGGGCACCGCCTCCGCCTATGCCGACGTTGTGTGCGTGAAGTCCAGCAGCAACGATTCCCACGTTGTGAGCGTGGTTGCCCTGGTAATCGGTTCGGTAAGGTCGGTTATCCGCATTGATTCCAAAATTTTGCTCGAGCGTGGTCGCGCTGCCGCCCCCAGCACCCGCTGCAACTGAAATACCTTGGCCGTTATCGACGTATCGGAAGCCGTGGTCGTGGTTACCTTGGGCATCCGTCCAGGCGCTGTGGACGTGGTCGCCTTGTGCATCTGTCCAAGCGCTGTGCAAGTGATCGCCTACTGCCGTGGCCGAGGCCCCGTGCGCGTGGGAGTGGATCATCATGTCCTGAAAGGTGCCGAAGGCACGGCCCGCGTCGAGACCGCGTCCGTCGTCCCAACCGCGTAGGAACAGGCCGCGCAGATCCGGCAAGTTGAAGGTGGTCGAACCATCACCGGCGCCGTACAGCGTGGCGATGCGGGCGAACAAACCGGCAAAGACCGTGCGCGAAATGGCGGCACCATTGCACGCCAGCCACCCAGTTGGCGGCTTGTTCATACCGAACGCCGAGACCATGCCAGTCATCGATTCGCCGACCTGTTTCTGCAGCTTGTTCAACGCTGCAGTGGTGGCCAGGATCTCGCTGCTGTTGGTTTCCGGATCGTCGCTCTTCGCGTTCGGCAGGTTGCCCAGCTCCACGTCTTCTTTCGTCGTGCCCCGGGCGCGCAGGTTGGCGTAGTCACCGTCCCGCGCCGCCCAGTACTGGATCAGCGGCCCATTGACCGGCTCGGGCAGGCGCATGTCCGAAAAGCCCACCGATGACAAGTAATGCGCGACGGGCACGCAGTAGTGGCGAGCGCCGGCGGAATCGGTGTAGTCCGCCGGTTCACCGAACACCACTTTCCACGTCGCCACGCGATCGCTTAACTGGCGTTCCAGGCACACGTCCAGGGTGATTTTTCCCACCGGGATAACGCCGGTCACCGGCAGCGGCGCCGTGAGCGCAACACGAATACCTTCGATATAGGCCACGCCCGGGCGCAGCTGAAACCCGTTGGCCGTCTTCTCGAACTGCAGCGAATCGCCGAAGAAACAGGCGCGCCCGTACAGCTCACGGTTGCTCAGGCGCTCGCGCTCATCGATGCCGGCCAAGCGCACAGTAAAGTCATGCTGCCAGGTGCTGGCATCGATCGTTACGCCGGTCAGCGCCTGGGCACCGTCGAACGCAACCAGAAAGTTGCGGGTGACGTTGTTGCCGATCTGCAGCGGTGGGATGTTCTTGCGCTTTTGCTGCAGCGGCACGTAGGACACGGCGAACAACAGGCCGTCAGCGTCTTCAAGGCCAATCCAGTTGAAGTCCCAATCGCCGACGTCCGATCCCAGCTGCGCGCTGTAGACGATCTGGTTGGGGTTCACAAAACCGGCGTTTTCCTTGGGGATCTCGTAGGTGTGGACGATCTGGCCCACTGGCGGCTTGCCGGCGGCTCGATCCACCGGCGCTTCGGTGTCCAACCCGGGCACGTTGGCGAAAATGAATTTCGTGATGACCAGGGGCTTTTTCTGGCTTTGCTTCAGGGCGATTTGGCCTTCGCCGGCCAACGTAATACTGGCGCTCACTTTGCGCTCCTACAGGCTGGCGACCAGCGTTTGCTGGTCGTCGTTGAAGTCGATCAGGCCGATTTGCAGGCCCACCGGTGTGATGGTCACGAAGTCATAGCGCCGGCACGTCCGCCCGTACTGCTGAATCAGCACGCGCAGCAGCTCGGGGTTCAGCGACAGCTGGGCGTTGCTGAACTTGAGCAGCACCACGTCCCAATCCCGATCGGGCTGGCGCTCCTCGATCTCCACGTAGCCAACGCCCAGGCGCTCGAAAATGCGTTTCATGCCGGCGGTGCTGCCCGCGTCGACCGAGTTGATGAAGGCGTATTTCACGCGCAGACGGAACAGGCTTTCCGGCTCGCCGGTGAAGCGCGTCACGTCCCGCTGCCAGGCCCACAGTTCAAGGATGCTCAGGTGGCAGGTGTCCGGATCGATCTGCGAATAGGGCCAGCGCAGCCAGCCGGTGACGGTTTTCCACCAGGACTGTGCAGCCGCGACCAGCTTGGTAAACTCGGTGCCGCCGAGCCAGAAAGGCAGTTTGATTTTGATCACTGAATCACCACCGTCAGGTTCTCCAGACGGGGTATGGACAGACCGTTCACCACATCCACCATCGGCGTGATTTTCACCGCCTCAATGCTGGGGAACTGTTCGTGCAGTTCAGTGCAAAGGCGGCTTTTGCTGAATCGCGCTTGCGGATAGGTCAGCGTGGGCTGGTAGTCGCGGGGCGTGCTTTCGCGAAAGGCCGCACGTACAAAAAACTCCACCTCCTGTTTGAGTGTGGCTTTCTGCTCTGGCGTCTGATTGGAGAACGGCCAGACGTTCACCACTATGCTGGAAGGGGTTTCCGGCATGACCATAGCCAGCAGGTCATCGCCGTGGCCGTGGTTGCCCTGGTCGCGGATATGCGCGTTGATCTTTTCCAGGTAGCTGGCCGCCGGCACACCCGCATCAAACAGGATGTAGGCATTGGCGCTGCCTGGCCCACGCGGGGCGCCGTGTTCGAAATACACGCCATCCGGACGCACGCCCGGGAAGGCGGAAATCATGGCGCGATACACCGCGTCGGTGTGCCACTGGTTGACCGCTGAGAATTGGTTACGCACGCGCAGGCGCAACTGGTCGTTGGGTTCCGGATCTGCACCTGGTGAAGCCAGCCACCCGTCTTTGTTCACCACCTGGACAATGCCAGGGATCGGCACCGGCAGGATCGCGTAGTAACCCGGGGCCAGGTTAAAACCACTGCCCGCCTCAATCGCCTCGACCGGAACATCCAGCTGGAGCTGGCCCTGCTGGAACGTCGCCGGCGCCGTAGTGACCAGTTGGTAAACGTTGCCGTTGATTGCGGCGGACTGCACCACAATGCCCTTTTCCAGCTCCAGCACACCGTCCGGAATGGCCCGAGTGAACAGCAGCTTTCCCTGGGCCTTGGTCGCGCCCTTGCGCTCGACGTTGACCGCCCATGCGAGCGTGTCCAGCCAGGCGTCGACCGCTGTTTTCACAAAGAAGTTGGGCAGCACGGTCAGGCACAGGAAATCCAGCAGCCACAAAACCGGCTTCGTCACCAGTGCGGTCATCACTCGCCAGAATGGGGAATAGCTGCTGGTGTTGGCGACTTTCGCGCCCTGGGCTTCAACTTCCTTTTCCCATTCGGCCTTCAACGCCGCCTCGGTGGTCGGGATGCCGGCGTCGGCGATCACCTTTTTAAAATCGACGCTCACAGACTTACCTCAATCGATCCGAACTTCAGGGTTTTGGCGGTCACCAGGTAAACGCCTGGTTCCTGTTGGGTGATGCGTGCCGTCCCCGGCACCAGGCGCACGTCGCCCTCCACCAGCAGTTCCATCCGCTGGATGCAATCGCGCTGACGCAGGCGATCGCGCTCGGCCACCAGCGTCACCAGCAGCCCGCTGTCGCGGATCATGTGGGCGATGTCCTGGGCGATGCAGGCGCGGTCATCGATCAAACGGGGCTGGTTTGAGGGATCGAGCGCCAGGTCGTTGCCAACGATCAGCAGATCCACGTATTCGCTCATCCGCCCACCGCCATGGCGACCATGTTTTCCATCTCCAGCGGCGTCATCTGCTTGCCGGTGTTGATAGTCACGTTCTCTACATGCGTGCCTTTGTTCTGGCTGCTGTTGTTGTTCTGAATGCTGGTCAGCAGGCCGCCCGCCGGCACTGCAGACGGACGCGCCGGCGACAGGCTTGGAATGGCCGCATTGATGGTCTGTTGGGCTTTCTGCGCAGCGTTGGCGGTGTCGGAAGCGCTGGCAGCGGCGTCGGCGCCTGGCACTTCGGGCATGCCGCCGAAGCGCGCTTCGATATTCACGCCCGGGATGCTGTTCAGCAGCTCGATCACGCCGTTAACGGCCTTGGTGAAAATGCCGACGATGCCGTCCCACGCGGCCTTGGCCATGCCCGACCAGCCGCCCATGGAGTTAAACCAGTCGGATAGCTTCTGCAGCTTGTCGGCGACGAACTGGAACGCGGCCGTGTTCATCAGGGTGCTCGTCCACTCGTTCCAGAAGGCGACCGCCGCAACAATGACCGCCACCAGGGCGACGATCCCGACCACAATCCACACCACCGGGTTGGCCAGCAGCGCCGCGTTGACCAGCCAGATCGCGCCCTGCCACAGCATCATGGCGCCGCGAATCAGCGCCAGGCTGGCGCTCAGCGTGTAGATAACGGCGACGTAAGCCACGATGGCCAGCTTCTGCAGGATGAACACCGCGACGGTGCGCAGCCCCATCAGTTGGAAGACTTTCCACACGGTCAGCATGCCCAACCAGGTCATGCGGGCAATGCCCACCACCATGGTCAGGGCCGACATCGCGGCGACAATGCCCATGATCGTCAGCGCGGTGATGCCGATCACGCGGGTGATGTTCGGGAACAGCTGCGACCAGCGCACCAGGGTTTTACCGATGTCCACCATCTTGGCCATGAACGGCGACAGCACCGGGATCAGCACCTGACCGAACACCACTCGCATGACTTCGACCAGGGACGCCCATTGCTGCCACGGGTCAACCATCGCCCTGGCCATCTGCTCGGCGTTCTCCAGCCCGCGCACCTTGCCCAGCTGCTCGATGCCATTGCGCAGCCGATCGGTGTCCTTGGCCAGCGCGCCGATCACCTGGGCACCTTCGCCGCCGAAGGCCTCCATCAGCTTGGCCCCGGCTGACGCGCTGGTGAGGTCGCCGAACTTGCCCTGGAGCTTGTCCAGGATGGTCATCATCGGCAACACCTTGCCCTGCTGGTCGGTGAACTTCATGCCGAGCTTTTCCGAGGCGGCGCCGATGTTCTCGAAAAACGCCTTGTAGCGTCCGCCGGCGTCGCCGCCCTCCATGGTGCTGCTCAGCGTGCCGATCACCGCCATCTGTTCAGCCAGGTCGACGCCGGACGTCGTGGCGATCGCCCCGGCTTCCTTGAAGGCGTCTTTCATGGCCGCGCCACTGGTGCGGAACAGCTGCACCGCCAGCGCCGTCTGGCCGCCGAGTTTTTCCACCCACGCGCCCTTCCCCATCGCATCGGCTTGGGACTTCTGCAGGTTGTAGAGCGTGCCGACGTATTCGCCCATGGTTTCGGCGTCGGTCTTGGTGGCCTTGGCCAGCAGGTTGCTGGTGTTGGTAAACGTCGCCAGCTGGTTGCCGGCAAGGCCCTTGATGGCGCCCTCGATTAGGTACGCGGACGCCACAAAGTCCTTGGCGTTCTCGCCGTAGTTCACCGCGAACTCCAGCGATTTGCTGTTGAGTGCGGACAACGCATCCTCGGCCACGCCCAGCGATCGGACGTCTCCCAGGGCGCGATTGACTTCCAGCGCCGGTTCCATGGATTCGCGAATGGCGACCACGCCCGCCGTCAGCCCACCGAGGCCCAGGCCGATCGTCTTGATGTGCTTTTCACTTTGATCGGCAAGCTCGGAAAAGCCCATTTTCACCTTGCCCAGGGGCGCGGTGACCTTGTCCTGCAAGCTGAGAATGAAAGCCAGGCTGGCGCTACGGTCTGCCAATGTCGTTACCCGTTCAGCGCAAGGGCAATGCCGTTAGCAACGGCAAACTCCATGCGTCTCCAGTGTTCGTCCTCCAGCCACTTGGCCGTCCCCATCGCCTCGGGCGTGGGTTCGGCACCAGGTAGCCAGCGGTGCGTCAGGGCCATCAACTGGCCCAGGCCGTTTTCGCTCAGGCGCTCAGCGTGCTCGAGCGCTTTTTTACGATCACCTCAACGTTGGGCGCGTATTCCTCCAGCAGCGCGCCGGCGAGCTGCATCACCATCACCGGGTTTGCCAGCAGCGGTTTCAGCGTGGCCTTTTCCTCTTGCTTGACGGTGGTCATCAACAGGTTGTTGCCCGGGGCGACCTTGTTGGTTTGGGTCAGGGCGTTGAAGTACTTGGTCACGTCCGCCGGTGTCAGGTTGAAGGTGAATTCCTGCTCGCCGACTTCCAGGGTGATTTCGGTGTTTTGCTGGCTCATGGGGTATCGCTCTTTTTGAGGTTGGGAAAAGTGGTGCTCTGGGGCGCCGGCGATCGCCGGCAAACGCCCAGGGCGTATTGCTGCAGTCCGACGATCATTTGCCGGCTTTGGGCGAGTTGATCTCTGAGGGTGAAATAATCCTGTCGAGCGTCTGCAGCGAGTTCGGCGCGTCCTGCATCAGCCACGCGGGCGGTGCCGGCGGTGGCGGACACAGATCCAGCGGCGGGACAGGTGGCGCTGACGTACAGCCGGCCAGTGCCATTGCCAACAGCGCGGCGCAGGCGTTCGTTTTCAGTGCGTGCATCGGTCAATTCCTTGGTGTTTCGTTGGTCGATCGCGTCCCGCTCAGCGAGCATTTCGCCGCTGATGCGTGCTGCTTCGCGCAGGCCGCCGGCCTCCCATTTCGCGCTGTCGCGCTCGCGCCTGGCTTCGTCGCGCTGGCCTGCAAGTACGTCAAAACCGATCCAGGCAACCAGGCACAGCACGACCAGGAACAAGGCTCCGCGCAGCATCACAAGCCCTCCGCACACAGCCGGGATTCGGCCAGCCGGCGGTTGTGCAACCCAGGTACAAAGCGCTTCTGGCCCTTGGCGTCAGTCACAAAGGCCCATACCGGCGTCTTGCCGTCCGGTGCCCATGCCAGGGCTTTGCAGCCCTCGGCAATGCGACCGGCGTTGATAAGCGCGACCGCTCGACTGGCGCAGGTGCTGGTCACGCCGAAGTTATGGCCATGACTGGTGAGTGCGTCGAACGTGTTCTGTCCCACGTCCGGGTTGGTGATGCACTCGGCCAGCTGCAGCTGCGTTTTGCGGATCACCATCTGCTCAACCTCGGCGCACTTGGCCGGCGACCAGTAGTCGCCGACGATGACCGGGTACGGGCTCGTAAACCGGGTGATGCCTTTGCAAACCGTGGGCAGTCCGCCGGCGAGCTTGTCCGCGTAAACGGTGTTCTGGCCGTTGCCTTCCCAAGTGCCCAGGAAGATCACCAACGGGGTGCTAGCCAGCGCGATCACGCCGGCCATGATCCTGCCGCGCAGGCTCATGGGAACCACACGCGCAACAGTGCCGGCACGACCATCTGCAGCACGGCGCCCACCAGCGTCAGAATCGTGAGCAAGCGCCCGACCTTCGAGCCGATCACGTTGACCGCAAGGGTCAACGCCTGCTGCCCCTTGTTCAGTTCCTTGAGCTGGCCAGTCATGTTTTCGAATTGCTGTTCAAGCTTGGTCACACGAGTCGGCACAGTGTCGTGACGACCTTCAAACTCGTTCATGCGGTGCTCGATCACGGCGATTTGCCGCTCCAGCGTTCCCAGACGCGAAGTTTCAGTGGTCATCGGCGTTTACTCTTCTCGACGTCCGTCTGGCACGGGACGCACCGGGTTATGCCACCGTGCGCCTGGCGCGCCGGCGGGATTGGATTGTCGCAGTCCTGGCAATGGGTCAGGCTTGGCCCGACCGGCACAGACTTGCTCAGCTGGGCCTTGATCGCCTGGTCACGCTGGCGTTGCTCCAGCTCCTGGGCGCGGTCGAACCAGTCCACCATCAGCGCAGCCCCTCGGTTTCAGCAGCGGCCAGGTACGGCACGCCGTTGATACGGATGAAATCCGGACTGGTGACGTCGAACGGAACCTTGTGTTTGCTCTTCTCGCCGCCCTTGGGATCGATCGACAGCAGGCTGGAAACCTTCACCCGGCAACCGAACGCTTCCACGCGCATTTCTTCGTCCTCGCCGGCCTTGGCAAAGAACACCGCGTCAAAGGGTTTCAGCTCGCGGAAACTGCCCGCCGAGCGGGCGGCATCGACCAGCAAGTTGAAATTGGTGCTGTCCAGTTCCAGTTCGCCGGCGGCGGCGACGTCGCCGTCCACGTAGCCGTCCGGCACACCCCGGGTTTGGGCCACTGCCGAGTTGTCGGTGATGTCCAGGGTGCAGCTTTCGACGTGCAGCGCGATGTCGCCCAGGTTTACGTCAAAGTTCTTGCCGCCAATCTTCGCCATGGGGCGTTACTCCGTTTTCTCAGTGGAAAGATCCAAGGCGATGTTCGCGGTCAGGTCTTTCGGGCAGTTGTGGGGTTTGAGCTTGATGTAGGCCGCGACCTTGGTTTTCGTAAGCCAGGTCAGCACCAGGTCGCCGTCCTTAGGCGGCTCGATGTCGCCAGGGAACACCTGGCCCGCGAACGTGACGGACTTGGCCATGGCGCGCAGCGGCGCCATCAACTGGTTGGTGTTGACGGCCATGCTGTTGGGAGTGTTGTTCAGTCGGCGATCGGCCACGCGGCGAATCAGCAGCGGGCGGATCTGCCGAGCGGCCTTGTCGGTGATGCGCAGGTATTCCACGACCTGAAAGTCACTGCCGGCGGCGTCCAGCATGTTGCCGTCGCCCCAATACACGCCTGGGTAATCCGGATAGGTCTGCGAAACCGAGTAGCGCGCCCGATCCAGCTCGCTGCGCACAGCCGAGGTCAGCGGGACTTTTTCACCATCGATCGGAACAGGGCCAAGGCCCAGCACGGCACCGGTAGCCACGCGCATCGGGCTATCAGCGATGCTCACGGAAGCATTGGCCAGGCGACCGGCCAACACTCCCAGGTCATTGCCGTGCAACTGCGGTACGACCAGCACACGCGGCGCGGCGAGGTTGGCCAGCAACGCTTTGCGTTCGCTGACGTACTGCGCCCAGGTCTGTTCGGCGGTGACGCCAGGCGCGGACGCCATGACGAACACGCGGCGTCCGTAGGTGTTGTTCAGCGCGATCGCTGCGTCATGCATCGCCGACAGCTCGACGGCTGCGGTCACCGGTTTGGTAATCACCACGGCTTCCACGGAGTAACCCTGCTGCTGGGCTTTCTCCAACGCCTCGTCCCATTTGCCCTCGGCGCCGATCGGAGCCGCGACACATGCCCAGCGCTGGCCACCGTTGAGACGGGCGGCGGTGATTTGAGTTTTCAGGTCGCTGGCCGGAACGCCAAGTTCGGCGTCCAGATCGCTGTCCGTGTTCAGCGGCAGGATCTGGCCGACGTTCTTGCCGGCAGGGCCGATGAAAAGAAAGTAGCGCTCAATCTCGCTCACAGGCCCCTGGCCCAGGTTGAGATTGTCGACGGTGACTTGACCGAGTGCCATGCAGTGCCTCGTTAGCGGGGTGAAGTTAGGATTTGTTGCAACACCTGGCTAATCAGCAGGTTGGTGTCGCGTTCGGTTTCGGCGCCGATGAACTGGCGCTTCGGGAGCGTGATTTCCCAGCTCTGCGCGCCCGACGACTCGCTGCGCTGGTCATCCAGGATGCGAATCAGCAAACCTGCCTTGGCGTAATTCACATGTTCTTGAATCCACGCCACGGACGGTCTGGTCAGGCTCCTTTTGCCGGCCTGACGCACGCGAAAGCCCAACCGACGCAAGCGCTTGGCTTGTTTCTCGGTCGCGGCCAGGCCGGGCGGGGTTTTGTTCCAGCGGCGCATCTGCGCGGCGGTGCGGCGCTCGCTGACGCCGAAGTGCTGCTGGGCGGCGACCCATCGGGTCAGGGCGTTTTTCCAGCCCAGTTCCGCTTCATCAGCGGACACGCGGGTGACCACCATCAACTTGGCCAGGCCGGCTTCCATCTTCTTTTTACCTTTGCCATCGCCCCGGCGCGGGACGAACGGCGTGCCGTCCAGGTTCTGCTGGTCGCGCACACGCTTACGGCTCATCGTCCGCACGCGCTTGGTCACCTGGTTCAGCAAACGCCGGCGCAACTGCGGCGGCAGGCTCAGCAACGCCAGTTGCTCACGCACGCCCAAGCGTCCGCGCACGTCGAGTTCGAACGTGCTACGCCCCGCCATTGGTGGCCACCTCGCCGCGCTCAGCGATCCACAGATCAAACGGGATGAACGCCCAGGTCTTGCCGAAGGCTTGGATCTCGCCGTCCGGATCTTCAGACAGGTACTGCGGCTCGACGAATTCCAGCGTGACTTCCACGTCGAACAGATCGCTGTCCAAGGGCTCGACAGCGAATTCCGGCGCCGGCAGTTCGTGGCGGTCGCGATCGGCGTCGTGAGTCTCCAGCCAACTGCCCACCAGGGCCATCATGCGGGCCGGATTGGCGGCGAAACGCTCCAGGACAATCACGGCGCGATAGTGCATGTCGGCAAAGTGCATGCCGTCGACGTCGGGTTTCCAGATCAGCGACAGCTTGACCTGCTCCGTCCAGCTGTCGAGCTGTTCAGGCTCGACCAGGCGTCGCTCCAGTAGGTAGGCGGTCAACGTCTGCAGCTTGGTCATAGCAGCGCCGCCGTGATGCGGCCACGGCCCTGCAGAGCGCGCACAGCCTGCTGACTGAATGCCAGAAACGTGTCTTCACGCTCCGGCGCCTCCTTGCCGGTGTTCTCGGCGCTCTCGCGGCGGGTCACGGTGGGGAACTGCTGCAGGGCGCTGGCCTTGGCGCGGCAATACACGGCGCGCTTGTACAGCTTGGCTTTCAATGCACGCTCGGGCAGCAGCATCGGATCGGCTGTTTCTACGGCGACGATGCCCGCTGCCAGCCAGCTGGTTTTGAGCTTGGCCAGGTCGTCGTTGACCTCGGCCATCGCGATAAACAAAGCGTCAGTCAGCAGGTCGCCCAGGAACTCCGCCGGCAGGCGATAGCCCTTCTGAAACTCGGCCACGGAGAGGTTCGGCCAGAAGCCGTCGTTCTCGATCGCCTGTTCCACAATGGTGGTGGGTTTCCCGGAAAAGCTCATTGCTGACCGCTCGAATTAGGGCGGGGAGACTGTTTTTTCGTGGGGCTGTCCATAAATGGCAGACACACGTCCACAGGTCCCCGCTAGGGGGGTAGTCGGTTATTGGGCGCCGGTGACGGCGGGTGCTTGTTTGGCGATCGCCTTACGGCACTTCGCAATGCGTGTCTCGTTGCCGGCCTTGGCGTGCAGCTCGGTGGAACGTTCCAGGTGCTTGAGCGCCGTTTCCCACTGCTCGGCCTCCATGGCGCGCATGCCGATCAACTTGTGGTACTTGCTCGGAATCTGTTCGGGCAGATCCCATTCACCGTCGACACGCGGTAGCAGGTCGGACAGGTACGGCTCCGGACTGCGCTGGGCGTTGTATTCACGGAAAGCCCATTCGATCACCGCGTCCGCTACGAACGTCTGCACGTTGCGCTTGAAGCGCTCCGGCATTTCCTGGCCCTGCTCGATCGCGAAGTCCGCCAGTTCCAGACCGTCTTCGAACTGCTCGGTGTCGAACAGCCAGACCATCACCTGCACCAGGACGGGGTTCTGCATCACCAAGCCCGAATCCATGTAGCGCTGGATGAAGCCTTGGTACTTGGGCAGCAACTCAGTTCGCTTAAGCGTTTGCTTGCTCGCCAAGTTCTTTAAATCGCTCAAGCGCTTCAGGTCTTCATCCAGCGAGGCTTCCATCAGCAGCAGGTGCTTTTTCGCGTTGGCCGGACTGCTCAGGGCTTCCGCCGGCGAATACGCCAGCGGTGCCGCTGCAGCAGCGATCACTGCAGCGGTTCCCTGAGCCAAAATGCGGCGCTTGTGGGCAAGGGCCAGGCTCATGCGACCAGCTCCACGTTTTCGGTCAGCGCGATTTTCTCCAGCTGCTCGATCACGTAGCCCTCGTTGCGGCTGTTGTAATCCTCGACGCGGGAACGTTTCGGGTTGTCCACGGTTTGCTTGCGCCAGCTGGAGTCCTGGAAGTAAATCGACAGGTTGTCCCAGCTGGTGACCAGCACGCCGTTGACCGGGAAGAACGGCACGCTAAAGCTCGGCAGACCGCCGTAGGTGGCAATCACCTGGGCGTCCTCGATGCGCTCTTTCTCGGTCGGGGTGTCGCCCTGCTTGGCGTACAGCTTGGCTTTGTCAGCGGCCAACAGGTCGGAACCGATGATCGCCACCAGGTCGCCGCCGTCGCGCAGGCGTTCGTCCACCATTTGCTTGGTGTCGTGCACCAGGGCGTCGAGATTTGCGTAATCGCCGTTCGGCCCCATGGTGACCTTGCCAGGCGCCTTGCCTTCCTTGAGTACCTGCTGCGGCGCCTGTTCGCGCATCTGCTGCAGCCAGCCTTTGTTCACGTCCTGCAACATTGGATAGGCTGCGATGTCGGTCTGCGCTGCCGCGTGGGTGCCGTGGAAACCGACCATGATGCGATCCAGGGCGATCTGTTTCTGCACGGCGGCGGAGTAGCGTTGATGGAAGTCCGGAAACTTGGCCCAGGCATCGATCTTCGCGTAGGGTAGGCCCACGTCCGATTCGGTCGACGACAGTTCGTAAGTGCTGTCATCGAGCGCGGACGCATCTTTTGCTTCGCGATCGGTGGTCTTGGTGTTGGTGCGACCAGTCACCGGGCCGGACACGCCCAAGAAAACCTTTTGACCCTTGATCTCGCTCACGCCGATGACGTTGATACGCGAAAGGAAGTCCGATTTTGCCGTGATGGCGTCGTTAAGCTCTTGGGCTACCGACGGTTCCACGCTGAACTGTTTGCTGGCCAGGTCGACGCCGTAGGTTTCGGCGAGAGCAAGCTGCAGCTCGGCATACATTTTCGCGCCATAGGCGCTCAGGGAATGAGCAGCCATGGTCAAAGCACCCGCGCTTTGGACTTGTCAGTCGGGCCGGAATTGCGCGGCAACTGTCGTCCGGTGGAGGTGTTCTGCAGCGCAGTGAACTGCTTCTGCAGGCTGGTCAGCGCTGCAAGCACTGCCTTGTTGCCGCCGCCGTTGCGCTTGAATTCGCGCTGTTCCTCGGCAGTGGTGACGATCTCGTCGACAGCCGTGCTGACGTCATCGATCGGGGCTTGATCGGGTTCCGGTGCGTCTTCGGCTGCAGGCTCGATCACGGCCTGAATGCCGGCAGCGACGACCAGCAGCTGGGCCAGCAGGGCTTTCAAGGCCGTTGCGGTAGCTTCATCCATTGGGGGTTTGCTCTCGGTTGGGGTTTGCGGAGTGGTTTCGGTGGGCGTGTCTTCAACGCCGAAACGCTTGAACAGGCGGGTAAACATGGCGGCCAGGCGCCCGATCTCGCTCTGCGGCTCGATTTCGCGCAGGGGACCGAGCTCTTGTGAGGCGGCGTAGTACGCGGCGCGACTGGTGCGATTGGAGAAATACAGCTCTTGAGTGCCGAGGCTCGCCGGCGAATCAGTCACCGCCAGGCCAGTCAGATAGGCCTTGCCGCTGCCGGCGAAATTCGGGGTGATTTCAATGCTGCTGAACAGCTTCTGGCCCTGGTCGTTGAGGTACAGAAGGCGATCGTTCGGTTTCAGCTGAGCTTCCAGCGCAATTTGGCCAGGCTCCAGATCCTCACCCTCTTCAACCAAACGCACGGCGAATACGGTGCCGTGCGAGCCGGGCCAGCGTTCGTGGTCGCACCAGATCACCGCCGTGTATTTGGCAGGCGTGTAGGTCTCGGCGATGTCGCGCAGTTCCTGGGGCAGGATCTCGCGGCCATCGACGGTCGGGCCGCTGGTGGCAACACGTTTCCAGTAGGAGACAAGGGAACGGGGCATGGTCGGTGACTGCGCTCAATCGTTGAATGAGCCGCCACGATAGGGAGCCGATTTGCCCCAAACAAACGGTTGGTTTTCGGCGTTCTCCTATTTTCCGGATATAGGCGAATGCCGGGATTTAACCCCGCGTTTCCAGCGTTTTCGCCGCATAGACTGCGGCCCATGAACTACCCGACCGAAGTCAAAGAAGCCGCAAAACGCCTCTACCTACGCCGCTGTTCGGTGAAGGAAATTCAGGCGCATTTGAAGCTGCCCAACATCCGTATCGTCTACTACTGGATCCGCCAAGGCGCCTGGGACGAGATGCTGACGGATGAAGAACCGTTGAGCGCAGTCAGCCGGCGGATCACCCTGATTCTGGAAAAGATCGATCCGCTGACGGACGCCGAGCTGAAAGAGCTGGAGCGCCTTACAAGCCTGCTGGAGCGCCTAAAAAAACTCGCGGCGAAACCTGCGCCGGCAGCGCCTGCTGACCGTCCGGACGAGCCTGACGAACGCCAGCCAAGCCAACGCCGTGAGCGGCGCGAGGGCGGCGGCAAGAAGCGCGAAAAGAAGGCGAAGAACGACGTCAGCGGCCTGACCGAAGTGGACTTCTTGGATAAGTTCATCTCGAAAATGTACGGCTACCAGAAAGAGCTGTTCGAGGCGAAACAGAATCCACTGACCCGCCGTGTCCGGAACATCCTCAAAAGCCGTCAGGTCGGCCTGACCTACTACTTCGCTGGCGAAGCGTTCATGGACGCGGTGTTGAGCGGTGATAACCAAGTGTTCCTGTCGGCCAGTCGATCGCAGTCGGAGATCTTCCGCAGCTACATCATCCAGTTCGCCCAGCAGTGGTTCGGCATCGAGCTGACCGGTAACCCGATCACCCTGAGCAACGGCGCCGAGCTGCGCTTTCTCAGCACCAACAGCAGCACCGCTCAGGGCTACCACGGCCACGTCTACGTCGACGAATACTTCTGGATTCGCGACTTCGAAAAACTCAGCACAGTCGCCAGCGCCATGGGCACCCACAAGAAATGGCGCAAAACCTATTTCTCGACGCCCAGCGCCGTGTCGCACCAGGCGTACCCATTCTGGTCGGGCGACGAGTTCCGCAACAGCAAACGCGGCAAAAAGGCCGGCGGCGAATGGCCGAGCGAAGCGGCTTACACGCAGGGCGCGCTGTGTCCGGACGGTCAGTGGCGCAAGACGATCACCCTGGACGATGCGATCGCCGGCGGCTGCGATTTGTTCGACCTCGAGCAGCTGCAGCTGGAGTACGACGAAGACAAATTCCAGCAGCTGTTCTATTGCAAGTTCATCGACAGCACGCAAAGCGCATTCAGCCTCAAGGATCTGGAGCGCTGCTATTCGGATCTGTCGTTGTGGGAGGACTACAACCCGGATCTGGATCGTCCGTTTGGCAACAGCCCGGTCTGGCTGGGCTACGACCCGAGCCGAACACGCGACGACGCCACCTGCGTGGTCATCGCGCCGCCGCTCGAACCCGGGGCGAAGTTCCGGATTCTGGAGAAGCACAGCTGGCGGGGCCACTCGTTCACTTACCAGGCCGCGCAAGTCAAGAAGCTGACCGAGCGCTTCAACGTGCAGCACATCGGAATCGATGTCACCGGCGTGGGTTACGGCGTATTCGACCTGGTGCGCGACTTCTACGCCAAGGCAACGCCGATTCACTACAGCCTGGAGGCGAAAAACGCCCTGGTGCTGAAAGCCCAGGACACGATCCAGGGCAGTCGCATCGAGTGGGACGCCGGTTGGACGGACATTGCCCAGGCATTCCTGACCATCAAGCGCGGCGCCACCAACAGCGGCCAGATCACCTACAGCGCATCCCGTACCGAAGCCACCGGTCACGCCGACATTGCCTGGGCGGTGATGCACGCCCTGTCCAACGAACCTTTGAACACCAACAAGCGGCGCCGTAGCCGCTACGTCACGAGTAACCAGAGCAGCCATGGCCAACCGCAAACGCAGAAAGCACCACGTAGCCCAACCACAGCAGCAACCGATGCGCTCGTTTACGTTCGGGGAGCCGGAACAGGTGCTGTCCGGCAACATCGGCGAGTACGTGGGCGTGTTTCCGAGCGACGACGGAAAAATCTACAAGCCACCAGTATCGCGGGCCGGCTTGGCGAAGCTGTTGCGCGCCAACGCGCACCACGGCGCTATTCCGAAGTTCAAGCGCAACCTGCTGTTGCGTGAGTTCATCGCCTCGGCTGGCTGCAGCACTGAGACGATGGGACGCGCCGGACTGGACTACATGGTGTTTGGCGAAGCGTACTTCTACAACGACACCAACGCATTCGGCCAGGTGCTGGAGCTGCAGCACCTGCCGGCGATCAACATGCGCGTAAAGGTCGACGGCGGCTACGTGATGCTGCTGCCGGACAACAAGGAAATGGAGTTCGAGGCGCACGAAATCTCCCACGTCCTGGACTACGACGTGGAACAGAACATTTACGGGATTCCGGACTACCTGGGGGGCTTGCAGGCGTTGCTGCTGAATGAGGCCGCCACCCTCTTTCGCCGGCGCTACTACAGCAACGGCGCGCACGCCGGCTACATCTTCTACACCAACGACCCGGATCTGACAGAAGAGGACGAAGACGAGCTGCGCGCCCAAATCAGCGCCAGCAAAGGTGTGGGCAACTTCCGCTCGATGTTCGTCAACATCCCCAACGGCAAAGAGAACGCGATCCAGATCATCCCGGTGGGCGACTTCCAGGCGAAAGACGAGCTGGAGAAGGTGAAGAACATCACCCGAAACGACGTCATCGCGGCCTGGCGGATGAACCCCGCGCTGGCCGGCATCATCCCGGAGAACACTGGCGGGTTTGGCGACATTGAAAAGATCGATCGCGTGTACACCAGCAACGAAATTCGACCGATTTGCCAGCTGTTCGATCAGCTCAATGACCGGTTACGCGAAGACAGGCGTTTTAGCTGGAAGCCAGCGACAGAAGCAGTTGATACCACTGCATGAAACACCTTTCGGAGCGAATGCCACTACAAATTGTGGCAATATGGTGGCGATCAGCTGCCCCTGGGGAGGGACACTATGAGAGTTGTTTGCAAGTGCGGCCACAAGGGCCGAATTGCTTCACGGGAAGAGGTAACAACGGAGTTCGTGAAGCTGTATTGCCAATGCCTGGACGCAAGGTGCGGGCATACGTGGGTGTCGAACCTGACGTTCTCACACACGCTCAGTCCGTCTTCGCAGACCTTCGAACGCATGTTGATCGATCGGTTTCGCGAGTTGCCCAGGGCAAAGCAGCGGGAGCTTTTCGAGCAGTTGGGATCGCAGGCGGTGGCGTAGGTACAAACCGCCGGGGCTACAGCGCCGGCGATCGGGATCATTCAAAGAATGACGTTCAGCCCCCTATTTTCTCCCTTGGGTTGATTGCCAGTATCTCGGCCAAGCGGCGGACTTGTTGCTGTTCAACGCTGCTTAGCCTGCGATACAGAGCGACCAACCGACGCTCGATGTTGGTGAGCCCGACTAAATCTGGCTCGTTGTAATCGAACGCGGCATGATCGTTCTTCTTGCGATCCAACATGCTTACTACTCCATAAAGTGCATTGCTGAAGCGACTTTATGGGGCGTAAAAAAAGGCGATGGAATGAGAGCTTTCCCGATATTTGTGTTCTTTTGTCGCGGTTTAAGAGCGACGTCGAGCAGCGTCATCTGCCATGGCTTCAAGGAAACGACAAATTGCTCGCTGATCTTCATCAGAAATAGTTCGGAATTGTTTTATCAATTCTTCTTCTGCAGCGCTGAACAGTTGACCCAACGGAGTCGATCGGCGACCGGTTAGCACATAGGCCGCATCTATGCCGCGCTCTTCAAGTGCAGATACGTATCGAAGATCGAGCGAACTTGCGCCCAATTCGTAGTTTTTCTGCGTGCCTCTGCTAACGCCTAGCAGCACACCAAAATCAGTTTGATTCAACCCCAAGCGCTCGCGCTCTTCCCTGAGGCGTTCACCCACTCGATCCGCTATGAGCATTTTTTTAACCATCACCATTGACCTGGTCATTTTTTGACCAAAAATCACCACAGACAAACGCAAACAAACAGAAACGAACAAGGGGTGCACTATGCCCGCCACCGTTACGCACGAGCAAGCCCGGGCTGCGCTTGATCGAAAAGGCGTCAGCATCGCGGAATTCAGCCGCAGACATGGCTTGAACAAAAATTTAGTCAGCGACCTTTTAAACGGTCGGATCAAAGGTCGCCGTGGGGAGGCACATCGAGCAGCCGTCCTACTTGGAATTAAAGACGGCGTGATTGAACAGTAGTGCCACGGAAAGACAGGGAAAAGTAGAAGATGAAAAGTCTGATCCTAGATACCCGCAAGGAAGTCACCAGCGAGATTATTCGAACCTACGCCGGTGGCCGCGAGGCTGCAGCCAACCGCTTGGGAATGAAGTTAAAAAAGTTCGATAACCATGCTTACGAAAACGCTGGCTGCTCGCCCCTCAGTGACGCGCAGATATTCATGCTCGAGCAGGAAAGCGGCACATACCACTTGGCGAACTACGTCGCCTCGATGTACGGGGGGCGCTTCATTCCAGTCGCCGACCCGGAAACACTGGATAACGTCGAACTCTATGCCCGCTCTTTGCAAGTCGCAGCCAAACGCGGCTGCGTTGACCAAGCTATTGCTCAAGCACTTGAGGACGGATCAATCAGCGAAGAAGAAGCCGAACTGATTCTGGACGCCAACAACCTGCATTTGGCAGCACGTCACGCCGAAGTGCTGGCGGCGATCGCACTTTACCGTGAGGGTAGAACTCAATGATTAACGCGCCTGCAGTAAAGGAATATCAGGACATGCTCAAGACCGCAGCGTTGGTCTTTCTTGAACGTCACAAATGCGAACACCTGAGCGACGATCAGCAGCTGCTAAAACGCGCAGTCCAACACCTGGTTGCCGACTTTGACGTGCTGACACCCACCGCAGAAAAAATGGTTCACCTGGCCTACAGCGACCTGTCTGCAGCCAGCGATCGGCAGCGGCTGGATGTTCTGAACAGCACGTCTACACACACTGTTATCACGGACACAGGCACCGGTCAGATTTGGGCCATCCCCGTCAGCCTGATCTATGAACGAATTCTGAACGCACCGGACAACGGGCGCTTCCGCATCACCACTCCGTAATACCCAACCAACAAACCCTCCCGATCCCCCATTCCCGTGGGTTTGGGTGAGCTGCGCCCGAAATTGAGGTTTGACGATGGAAAACGCTCTGAACATCCACGCAAAGCTGCCGCCGGAACAAGCTCAGGCGCTCTTGGCCAACCTGCGTGAACAGTACCGTCTCAGCCTCAATGACCTTTGGTACGCAGACCAATACCGATTCATTCCCGAAGGCCTGCGTCACGGATCGATCCTCGCTAATTGCCCTGTGATGGCCGCCCAGAAACACCTGATCGGCGCCCTCTCCCTCTGCCTTAAGAAAGTGAAGTAACGATGAAAGAGAAACTGCGTAGCGACGTGATCGAGCGCCTGACAAGCGATTACGGCCTCAAGCACCGGGCAAACACCGACTATATGCGCGGCGGCACCTGTCCGAAATGCCGGCAGAAGACGTTGTACACCCGCTTTGACGCTCCTTGGTTGGTGATCTGCGGCAGACCTGAAAAATGCGCTCATACCCTGCATGTAAAGGAACTGTACGAAGACCTGTTTGAAGACTGGAGCAAACGCGCGCCGGCGACAGATCAACACCCCAATGCAACCGCCCGCGCCTATCTGGAATTTGCCCGGGGTTTTCGCCTAGAGCTAATCCAGGGATGGTTCACACAGGAAAGCTATTACTCGGCAGAACACAATGCTGGCAGCGCCACCGTGCGCTTTGCCTTGGAGAAAGGCGGCTGGTGGGAAAGGCTGATCGACCGACCCCACCGTTTTGGAAAGATGAAGGCTCGCTTCAAATCCAAGGACAGCTATCGCGGCGTCTGGTGGTGCCCGCCCTGCGTCGACCTGCTCGAAGCCAAAGAAATCTGGATCGTAGAAGGCATCTTCGACGCGATCGCTTTGGTGCATAACGAAATCGCAGCCGTATCCGCCATGTCTTCGAATGCGTTCCCGGAGGAATCCTTACGGGCGCTCGTTCGTGACCGTGAGGGGAAGCTGCCGAAGCTGGTCTGGGCGCTGGACAACGAACCAGGTGCACATACCTACACCAAACGCTGGGCCAAGCAGGCGCGGGCGCTCGGGTTCGTTTGTGAGGCCGCGCAGATCCCTCTCCGTGACGGGAGGAAGACCGACTGGAACGACCTGCATCAACGTTGGAGTTTCATCGAAGACGAGAGCCAACGCGCCGACCAGATCGCGGCTGACCTGAAACAGGCGCGGCACCTGGGTGCGCTGCTGCTGGCGGAGAGCGCCGCCGAAAAAGCGCTGCTCATGTACGACTGGAACAAGCGCGGTGAATTCCACCTGGGCTTCGGCAGCCGCCTCTACTGGTTCAAGTTGGACATGGAGAAATTCAACCGGGCGATGCAGGACATCGAGGACAGCGAGAACCACGACGACCAGTTGCTCAACCAAGCCCAGCAGCGTGAGAAAGCGCTGCAGCAATCGGGCAGCGTGGTCGAGATTGCCAATTGCTACCCGCAAGCCCTGTATTTCCAGCGCAACGAAGTCACGGACGAGTCCTGGTATTACCTGCGCGTCGATTTCCCGCACGACTCCGAAAGCGTGAAAAACACCTTCACCAGCGGCCAGCTGTCCGCCGCCAGTGAATTCAAAAAGCGCCTGCTCGGCATGGCCGCCGGCGCTATGTTCACCGGCAGCGGGCAGCAGCTCGACAAGCTAATGAAGGACCAACTGTTCGGCATCAAAACCGTATCAACCATCGACTATGTCGGCTACAGCAAGGAATACGCCTGCTACGTCTACGGCGATATCGCGATCAAGGACGGCATTACCTATAAGGTCAACAGCGAAGACTATTTCGAGTTCGGCAAGCTGCGCCTGAAAACCCTGCAGAAGGGTGTGCCGATCAAGCTGCAGCGGGACGGCAAAGACTTCAACGAACAGTGGGTACGGTTGCTATGGACCTGCTTCGGCGCCCAGGGCTTCGTTGCGCTGTTGTTCTTCTTCGGCTCGCTGTTCTGCGAGCAGATCCGCGCCCGTTACCAGTCCTTCCCGTTTCTGGAAGCCACCGGCGAGGCCGGCGCCGGCAAGACCACCCTGCTCAACCTGCTGTGGAAGTTGCTGGGCCGCGAAGGCTATGAAGGGTTCGACCCTATGAAGTCGACCAAAGCGGGTCGCTCGCGCCTGATGGGGCAGGTCTCCGGCATGCCGGTGGTGTTTCTTGAGGCCGATCGCCACAGTGACGATCGGGCGCACGCGAAAACCTTTGAATGGGATGAACTGAAAGACTTCTACGGCGGCGGCACGTTGGCCACCAAAGGCGTCAAAACCGCGGGCAACGAAACGTACGAACCGCCTTTTCGCGGGACCATCGCCATCAGCCAAAACGCCGCCGTGGTGGCTCACGAAGCGATCATGACCCGGATCGTCAAGCTGCACTTTGTACGCCCGAACGTCACCCCGGAAAGCCGCGCTGCAGCGGACAAGCTGAACGCCCTGGACGGAGGCACACTCAGCCATTTCCTGATTCGGGCCGTCAGTAAAGAGTCGGCCGTCCTCGAGCTTTTCGCCCAGCGCATGCCCGAACACGAAGCCAAGTTGCGCCGGCTGCACACCCACTGCTTCGACTGCGGAACCGAGTTTCCAAGCGAACAAGGTAACTGCCGCAGTTGCGGATCCGACCTGCGCGGATACATCCGTGTGGAGCGGATCAGCAAGAACCACGCGCAGTTGCTTTCGCTGCTCGATGCCCTGCGCCTGGTTCTGAAACTGGACGAGCCTCAGGTAGCCGCGACCCAGCGGCAGATCGTCCGAATGGCGATCGAGCGCCAGGCCTCAATCAGCTCCGACCACCCGGCCGTTGCCGAATTCTGGGAAGTCTACGACTACCTCGAATCGCTCAATGATGACCCATTGGTCGATCACAGCAGCGACCCGAGCGTCATCGCGATCAACCTCAACGAATTCAGCGAACGAGCCGCCGAACACAAACAGAAGCTGGCCGACGTGGCCACCCTGCGCGACCTGCTGAAAGAGTCCCGCTCGCACAAGTTTCTGGAAGCAAACAAAGCCGTACACAGCGCAGTCCGCGCAGCGATGAACAGCAGAACACCCTTGGCGCCGAGCCGTCCCACAACGGTCAAGTGCTGGATCTTCAAAGCGTGAAAAGGAGGCTACACCGATGCAAATCCAAGTTTTTATGGGGAATGCCGGCGACGGCAACACGAACAAGCTGCAGGAGATCATTGATCGCCTGAGTGCACTGGGCAAGAGCCAGCCGGTGATTCAAGCCGGGGCTTACGGCGAGGACGGGCTGCTGCAGATTCTTGAAGTTCGTGCGGCAGGTGGCCAGCGCGAAGTCCTGGTGGACTCATGCAGCCCACAGCAGATTTTGAGCGTACTGGAATGGCAATCCTGTACCGAGGAAGACCCGAATTACGCTGACCTGGTTATTCACCTGGCCTGTCGGGACTGACGGAATAGAAGCGATGTCGAGGAGTTGCAGCTCCCCGACATCAACCACCACTGAGGGCAACACCATGGAAGCAAGGCACCAAAGCAGCAGTGATTTAAAGGCTAACACACTCAACAACAGTGACCCGCATGCACGGCATCTGATGGCTATCAGAATCGTAGGTACAGCGCTGTTTGATTATCGCGTACGGAAAACTGAAGCAGCGCGGATCCGGCTTGAATGCCTTACCAATTTCGCTAAGGAGTTGGGCGACATCGATGCGGCAGAGTTCGCTGTCGTCGCTCAACTACTGGCAGGCAAATCAACAACCGACCGCCCCCCAACTGATCGAACTTACTCACTCGAAGGAATCGCACTATGAAAACGCTCTTTGTACTGATGGCCCAATACAATGGCCAAGTGGTAATTCCCTTGGATCGAGTGTGCCAGGATTATTTCACGCACCTGACAACGGATATGTTTCAACGCAAGGTTGGTGCCGGGCAGATAAAGCTCCCGATTACTCGCATGGAGCCGAGCCAGAAAAGTGCGAAAGGTGTTCATATTGCAGACCTGTCGGCCTACCTGGATGAACAGCGCGCTGCAGCAGTCAAAGAAAGCAATCAACTGAACAGCGCGCCGCGCAGCAGCTAATTCACTTCAACGTTTTGGCGCCCAGTTTTACGGGCGCCTGCAGGATGCGCTCGAACCATTCCCAAGTTGCATATACGTCCCCTCGCCCGCGCAAGTGGGTATAACGGCGCATTGAGTTCCAGTCTCGATGGCCCGACACGCTCGCCACTCGCGGAATATCCCAATCCATTTCAAAAAGACGACTGACGCCTTCGTGGCGCAGATCGTGAAAATGCAGATCTTCAATGCCCAAGATTTTGCAGGCCCTTGTCCAGGACGTCGACACGGATTCAGCGCTGTAAGGAAAGATCTCAGGCAACACTTTAGGCATTGTCTGAAGGATCTCCCATGCTTCTGGCGGCAAATGACACCAGACGTCGTTACCGATTTTTTGCCCAGGGTTCTTCATGTCGCGAACCAGAACCCGATGGCCTGCTTCATCCAAGTCATCCCACCGGATCCGGGTAATCTCTTCTTGCCTACGTGTGGAAAACAACGCGAAGCCCGTCAGCTTTAGCATGTTGATAGAAGCCGGACGACGGCTTTGAATACTTCCAAAGTGCGTCAGCAGTTTGTCGAGCTCTCCCAAGGAAGGCCGGCGATCGCGCTCGCGGCTTTTCATGTTGTAACCGAGCTTTTTCAACACTCGGCGGGCGTCCGCCATTGCGTGCGGATCCACCTCATACCCCCATGCGGGCCGGGCGATCGAGAGAACCGCGCCCAGGTGTGCAAGATCGTTACCGGCGGTTTGAGGCTGAACGCCCCCGCCCTCCTTGCCCATGCGCCACAACGCATATTCGACCAGGTGCTGGCTGCTTACATCTCTGTCGTTCAACCTCCCCAGGTAGGATTCGCTGATCGCCTTCAACGTGCCGAGCTTCGTCTTCCCGAGAGGTCGCGCCTTGGTCATCTCGGCCAAGTACCGATCGATCATTTCCTTGACCGTCGCACCAGGTCGGTTTGCCCGCTCGATCGCACCTGGTTCGTCCAGTTCGGTTTCTCTTTTACGCACCCAAGCCTGTGCGGCCTGTTTTCGGGCGAAGGTCTGGCTCTCTTGGTAAACTTGCGCCCCATCGCGAAACAGGCGTATCTGTGCCGTGTAACTGGTGCTGCCGTCGGTGCGTTTCCGTGCTCTGATCGTGGCCATAGTCAACTGGTACAATTTGGAAAGTGATTGGTACAT